ATCTCGAAGAGTTCGTCGCGGCGAGCCGTATCCATGCGGTCTGTGATGAAGAATATCGGTGGCACGCCGTACTTGTCAATATAACTCATCCAGCTACCGAGCGATAGCTTTTTGGCTATAATGGGCATAGCCAGCTGGTGGAACATTCCCAGGTCGAACGAGCCACCTACTTGCAGGTAGTAGTTGTCGAGCGGCTCTTCGACGAAAGATACGCCTTTGGTGTCGTATGGTTCTTTGATGACGATACCTTTGGAGGCAATGAAATTGGACTGCGGTATCTCGGTAACGGTAGCCATCTCCATGGTATCGGGGTCGAGGTCGAACATCTCTATGAGAGTAGTGCCCTGGAAACGGCTCATCAGTACAAGTCTTATGAGCTCTTCGAACCATGGACGACGAAGTAAATCGGTCAGCTCTTCGTTTTCGTTGCCGTTCTCGTCGGCTACCATAAATGACGACCGCTGCACACGAAGGATACGTGTATCGACGACAGACATTAGGTGGCTGTCGAGCATCATAGAGCGATAAAATCGCATCAAGGGTTCTCGGCGAGGATCTTCGGGATTCGTTGCCGTAGCGACAGCTACTCGCCAATCGCGTATCTCTTTTGCCGACAATATGTCGGCAGTACGCTTCCACTCCGCTTTGGATGCCGTGCGGCGGTGGTACTCGGCGAAGATTTCGTTGTTGGTGGCTCGTCCGACAAAATATCTATTTAAGTAGTCTTTAAGTGCCATTAAAATATTAATGTTATGTATTTATTCAAAGGTGGAGTCAAAAGTAAAGTCGAATATCTTATCTATGTCTGCGTTATCGTCTTCGCCGTATGTAGCCGGATGTATATTGCCGGCAGAATAGTATTCGGCAATGGGCTGCGAGATTACTTTACCCGTATAAAGTAAGAGCCGTCCTGCCGGTATCTTGTCAGAGATGTCGAACCCGTTCTCCTTGGCTATCTCGTATGCTGCATCTGCAGAGCCTGTAAGGATAAGGGCGATGTCGAGAAACGTCTGTCCCGCTGCTGTAATAATCGTCATCATAAAAAACGCTTAATTATTCGGAGAGCGATAAAAAACAGTCCGGCTATTACCGACGCTACACCCAAATACATCAACACCTTTTGCCACCACGCAAGCCCAATGCTTACCCCAGCGGCTTCCTTTGTATTTATCTGCGACACAAACTCAGCCATTCTCCCAGCTACTATACTATCTAACTGCACAGCAGTAAAGCCGATGTTGTCTTCTCTGTTGGCTATCGTGGCGGTCTCTTTACCTGTAGAGCGGTTTGTCGTTTGTCGGATACTACTTATAAGTCTACCAAGGCTATCGTAACGATGCTCTGTGTAGTCGATATTTTCGTTAAGCCACTCCGCCATAGTCTCGCTCAGTTCGGCTACGGAACGCATAACAAGGTCTATTTTTTGTCTTGTAACTTGTGCCGTACTGTCGACCTGTGTAGACTCTATTTTTGCGACTGTTTCGCTTTTTGCCGATCTCTTTGCCGTAGTACAACAAACGGCTACTATTGCAATAGTTAATACTGTGATTGATTTAAAAGTTTTCATGCTTTTTTTGTTATGGTTTTAACGTTTTCGAGCCGAGCATTAAGCTCTTCTATTTCTTTGTTCATTTTTTTGTTTTCAGTGGCCAAGCGTTGAACGTCATAGCGGAGAGCAGAGTTTTCCAGACGGAGCGCCGTTACTTCTGCCACAAGTTCTTTGTTTTTTTCCACGAGCAAGTCGATACTTGCCTGCATTTCCTTGAGAAAGTCGTTTTTCGACCTCCTGCGTCCTGCTATCCAAGATATAGCACTTGATACTGGTGCTATAATAAATCCTAATATTGCAACCCAATCCATATTTATAAATTCTTATATTCGTTTTTTGCATCGAAAGACGGGCACGCCTTCCGAGCGAAGTCTCTATGTCCGTATATTTTAGCCGCTGGGTAACGTTGTTTCAGCTCTTTAAGTAACTTTACCAGAGCTGTCTTTTGTGCCGACGTGCGGGTGTCTTTCGGCTTCATATTAGTGTCGCACCCGCCTACGTAACAAACGCCGACAGAGCAGTGGTTCTGTCCTATCGTGTGAGCACCTATCTGCCGCTCGTCTCTGCCTACTTCGACCTTGCCGTCGAGATGCACGATGTAATGGTATCCAATGCCTGTATATCCTGCCTGCTTATGCCACCGGTCGATTTCCTGCAATGTCACCTCTCTACCTTCAGGGGTAGCGGTGCAGTGAACTATTATTTTATCTGTTGTAAGTCTACCAGCCATAATTATATAAATTTTATCCGAGTTCATTTGTTTTTTTGCGATTGAGAAATACCTGAAAGTCTATGGTCTGCAGATACAACTCTTCATTGTATGCCCGTAGGTTAGAGAAGATGTCATCCATTACGTCTATGTACATACCGAGCGTTATTCTGTTTGTCTTATCGCTATCGCTGAGGGCTTTGTTCTGCTTGGAAATATCGTCGGACAAACGACTTGCCTCACGTCGTAGCTCAAGTTCGGCGTCCTTATCGTCCGATGCGATGGCATCGTTTATCTGCTGCTCAACTGTCAGTTTACGTTCAGACAATATAGCTATTATCTGCTTAATATTATGAGCAGTATTGCTTACAGTTGATTGTCTTGCTCGACGAAGTTCTCGCCACCCTCCCTTGCTTGCCCAAGCTGATAGGGTGGTTTCGGAGACTCCGAGCAGTGCGGATGTCTCTTTTTGGGTCATTCCCTGCTCGACAATATATTGGTATGCCGAGTGCTGAAGCTTTTGATATTCTTTTTTCGTTGTTTTTGCCATAAATAGTGTGATTACAGTGGCGTTTGAGGCAAAGCCTCAAACATAACGCCGTTTTTTTCGAAAGGCAAAGTTCGCTCGTTAGGCGTGTCTGTACAAATAATGTTATATGCCTTATAGTTAATAATGTAACTGTTGCTTTTTTATTTTTTCGGGTGTGCGGGACGCTCTAACTTTGCAAACAAAAATCGAAGGCAAAATGTCAGATAGTAATATACCGTTTCAAATAACGGCAACAAAACAAGAGGGAAAGGCAGTCATCCGCATTGTGGGAGAGATTGGCTGGACAACGAATGCTGAAGAGTTTCGCTCTCAGGTAGACCGCCTTATAGCGGAGGGTGTAGAAGACGTACACGTGTATATCAATTCCCCCGGCGGAAGTTGTTTCGATGCCGCGGAAATAGTAAACATACTTTCAAAATTCGAAGGCAAAGTCACGGGTGAGGGCGGTGCTTTAGTGGCAAGTGCGGCTACATACATCGCCGTTCATTGTAGCGATTTTACTATGCCCGAAAACGGTATGTTTATGGTTCACAAGCCAAGCGGCGGCGTGTATGGCACCGCCGACGAAATAGAAAGCTATCTATCGCTACTCAAGGCTATCGACGGAGAGTACTACAGCAGCTACTCGAAGATAGCAAAAGATAAGGCTACTCTGGACAAACACTGGGGAGTATCGGACTATTGGATGACCGCAAAGAAGGCAAAAGAACAGGGCTTTGTGTCGAAGGTTACTCCTAAAATCACTCTCGGCAAGGATGCCGATGCCATACGAGCTATGATGGAGGGCAAAGGAAAAGAACTTAACAATACCAATAATATTAACAAAAATATCAAACAGATGGACGTAAAAGTAATTGCTGTTACTCTTGGACTGTCGGCTGATGCCACAGAAGAACAAGTCGGCGCAAAGATTGCGGAAAACGCACGCAAGGCTGCCGAACTCGATGCCCTGAAGGCTCAGTTGGAAGCAGAGAGAAAGAGTGAGAAGGAGGCTTCGGTGAAAGCCTTGTTGGAAAAAGCCATCGCCGACAAACGTATCACAGCAGATACGAGTGCGGCTTGGCAAAAGATGCTCGAAGATAATTTCGAGGCGGCAAAAGCAGCTATCGAGGCAATAAAGCCTATCGAAAAGCTATCTTCACAGGTTGCCATCTCAAAAGATGGGGGTAAGGCAACTTACAACGGCAAGACGTTTGCCGAGCTTCAGGATACCGACCCTGAAATGTTGGAAGAACTCGAACGCAAAGATCCCGAAGCGTTCGCAGAATTGTTTAACGCTCAGTACAAAAAAGGAGGTAAATAATGGGACAGACTACAGGGGGACTATTTTTGCAACAGTATGTTGCTCCGCAACTCTTGGAGGAGTTTAAGAACTACAAAGACGATTTCATCGGTACACTTAAAGGAGCTCCGGCAAGTGCTATCACTGCCGATGGTATTAGGTTTAACCGCTTGGTAAACAATGTTGGCTTCTATGTAAACAATTCGACCAACTTCACTCCGACGACGATGAACGGAGAGAAGGTGTTTGTGGAATGGGAGAAGTACGATACATCGCCTACTCAGGTAACGGATGCAGAGGTACGCTCGCTGGCCTTCGACAAGAGAGCCGAGGTGAGAGTAAAACACTCACAAGCGCTGAAAATCGGTATCCGCAATCACGTGATGTGGAAGCTGGCTCCAGAGGACAGTACTAAAGCCGGTATGCCGGTGATGAGAACTACAGGCGAAACGGTCGGAACACGTAAACGATTGACTTTCCGTGATACGGTTGCCTTTTTGGAAAAGGTAAAGGCACTCAATCTGCCTATCGAGGATGAACTGTATATGATATTGTGCCGTGAGCACGTAAGTGACCTTATAGTAGACAAAGACTCAGCGAAGTTTTTTGCCGATAGTCGTATCTTCTTCGACTCTGCTACGGGTAAAGTTCGCTCTATCTTGGGCTTTAAGTTCTTCGAAAACAACTCGGCGGTAGCCTACGACCAGACAGGCAACAAGAAACCCGAAGGTTCGGTGCTTGCTGCTACCGATAGGAACGCCTCTTTGTTTTACTACGCTCCGAATACGGTATATCACCTCAACGAGGTGAAAGTGCTGTATAAGCCGGAGACGATAGATACTCGCTCGGCAGACCCGACTTCGGAATTTCGTCTTCAGACCTATGGTCTGGTAGACAGAATATTGGACTATGGAGTAGGTGCTATTGTAAGTGGTATCGCTTAATTGTATAACTAAATAAAATCCAACAATATGGCAAAGACAACTAACAACAATGTCGGCACCGTTCCGGCGTATCAACATCCACGAAGTGTGGTCTCGCCACGTTGCCAAAGGGTAGAACAACCAAGCAAAAAAGGAGAAAAGCGATGAAAAAAGAAGAAATGAAAGAGGTAGCCAGAGACGTGTTCGAGCGTATCGACGGAGTAGAGAAGGTTTTTGTGACCTCAGATGGACAGGCGTTCGTCGACGAACACTACGCTAAGTCGCACGCTCTACACAACAGAGATGGGAAAGAGCTTTCGATGGAGACGTTTCTGAAGTCTGAGATATTCGGCTCGGACGCAGACAATGGTAAACCGGGTGAAAGAAACAATCCCAAAAAGCCTCTGAAGCCAGAAGGCGGTTCGAACGCAAACAAAGGTAAATCGGGCAAAAGAGACAATTCCGAAAAGTCTTTGAAACCAGAAAGTGATTCAAAAACAGACGAAGACAAATCGGGTAAAAGCAACAACCCCGAAGAAAAGTAAAAATCGAGAGGCGACTTATTAATCACGAATAGTACGATAGTAGGAGCAAAGAAAAAGACCAACAGTGCGTAGCGGATTACGGATTATGAGTCGCCCCTTTAAAAAGACAAAAAGACATGGGATTTAATTCGATTAAAATAAACAAATTGGACGGCTCTCTCGGCGGAGGACAAGCCACCGACAGAATAGCCGTAATGGTTTTGGGCTGTGGAGCCATAGGCTCTACTTTGGCAATAGGCAAGGCGTACAAGCTATTGCAATTATCGGACGCCGAGGCGTTGGGTATAACCGAGAGTAGAGATGCCGCAGAGGGTAGGCTCGACTATTATCATTTGTCGGAAGCATTTCGCTTGTCGCCGGATAGCCAGGTGTGGGTAACGGCGGTAGCTGGCACGGCAAAAGTATCGGACTTAAAGAATGACGCCAACCTTATAGCCGCTATTCGCTCGATAGATGGCGTAAATACTATCGCTGTTGCAGGTTTGACAAAAGACACCGATGTGACGGCGGCAGTAACGGGAGCACAGCTACTTGTAGACAGGCTTAAAGACGACCATATATACATAGACGTTATATTGCTCGAAGGTGTGGGCGACTACATATCAGGGGCAATATCTACGTGGACGGACTTGCGACCGCTTACTTCGCCTAATGTCTCGGTGCTAATAGGTAGAGATACAAAGGTAGCGACATCGAACGCCGCCTTTGCCAAACACGCCGCCGTGGGCTCGGCTCTCGGTATGTTACTTGTGCGTGCCGTGCACGAAAATCTCGGCTCGGTAGACATAGAAACTAAACCGTCGGCGTCGCGTGGACAGCAGGACTACCCTCTGTCTGACATAAAGAGAGGTCTGTTTATGGACGCTTCCCTTAGTAACGGGATCGCATACAACAAGCTGTCGGTAGCCGACCAAAGGCAACTCGACCAGTTTGGTTACATATACATAGGGGCGTTCGACGGGTACGCCGGATATTATTTCAGCAACTCGCATACTGCCGAAAAATCGGACAGCGACTACTGCTTTATAGAACGTAATGCCGTATGGAATAAGGCAGCACGTATCATCCGTAAGACGCTTATACCGCGTATACGCTCTAAGGTGGAAGCCAACCCTGCGACGGGATATATCAAGGGCACCACGATAGACAGCTGGAAAAGACGCTGCTTGCGTGCTCTGGAGCCTATGGTGGTGGCAGGGAACTGTGCCTCGGTAGATGTACAGATAAACGAGAAACAGGCAGCAGTATCAAGCGCTCCGTTCAAGATTGGAGTGCGGATGGTAGCGGACGGAGTGGTTCACGAATTTGAGGTGGACTTGGGTTTCACAAATAAAATTTAAACGACATGGCAACGATAATTAATCGATTTGGAAAGGTAGCAGGATGGAACTCTATCACGGTAAACCTGCTCGGACGTGATGTGGAAGGTATCACGGAGATTGAATACAGCGACTCGCTCGAGAAGGAGAATATTCGTGGTGCAGGGGCTTACCCTGTCGGTCGTGGAGAGGGCAACTATGAGGCGAAAGCATCTATTACCCTGCAACACGAGGAAGCAGTAGCTCTCAAGGCATCGCTTGGAGCAGGTAGAACGCTTACGGATATAGCTCCGTTTGACATAGTGGTACGGTACGAGTACGACAACTTTGTATACAAAGATGTCATTTGCAATTGTGAGTTCACGGGCAATGCCCGCTCTGTAAAGCAAGGCGATCAATCGATATCGAACAAGTATGACCTCATAGTGTCACACATCGAGTGGAACGCTCAATAACTTAGTGAATAATAATAACAAATTAATAATCAATTAAAAGCAATGAAGAAATTTTTAGGAAGATTTTTGACAGCGTTGCTTCTCTTTGTAGGGGCAATGGTTTGCGTTGCAAACGCAACAGGTTTAACGGACTTGTCTTTTGCCGATACGGTAGGACAGTACACTATCGTCTCGACGGCAATGGCAGGCATAGCTATTCCCGCATTCGACATCGGTCGTCTGAAAGCGGTGAGTCGAGAGGCGTTCGCCGAGTTACAAGCGAAATACAAACATCTTTATGTGATAGATGTTGTGGTGGACAAGGGCGAGGCGTATCAATTCATACTCCGACGACCGACAAGAGACATTATAATGGCACTGGGAGACACAAACGATGCAACCAAGAGGAGCGATATGATAATCAAGAACCTCGTAGTTGCGGGTAACGAGGACAACGTATTGGACGACGGAGTGGTGTTTAGTGCTTTTATGAGTAGGTCCGCCGAAATACTTAACGATGCTCAACATTTTTTATTCAAGGCATAGAGGAGGCAGAGCCTGACGGCTTTGTCCGTCAGGTAAATGCATTGCTCAGAGCAAGCTATCCTAATATAAACATAGACGAGCTTAGCGACGACCGGTGGGTCTCGCTCTATGCGGAATGGAAATACTGTGAACGACAGAAATACGAGATACTCGTAGAAGCACAAAAAGAGGCACTCTCATTTATCCTTAACGAACTATTTAAACGACAATAACAGAAAGGTGGCAACACAGAAGCAGCGAGACAGAGAGAAAGCGGAGCTATACCTGAAAAAGTTGGAGGTAGCTCGTCAATCGACCTCCGTCAATCCGTTCGAGACACGAGAGGAGACGGAGGCTCGCATTGCCCGTGCACGGGAAGATGTTGCCTATATGGTCAAGACATATTTTCCAAAGTATGCCGAAGTAGAGAGTGCCCCTTTTCAGATTGATTTTGCAAGTGCGGTAGCCAATGATCCCCTATTCAAGGGCTTTGCCGAGTGGGGGCGAGGTTTGGCTAAATCGGTATGGTGTAATATCTTTATACCAATATGGCTGTGGATGCGAGGCGAGGATGTGTTTATGTGTCTTATGTCCGATAGCGAGGACAGGGCAGATGAACTCCTTGCCGACGTCCAGGCAGAACTTGACGGGAATCCGCTGATAGTACATGATTTTGGCAGCCAGAAGGCAGAGGGCGATTGGGAGGTTGGTAATTTCAAGACGATAGACCATCGCTTTATTGGTATGGCTTTCGGTGTAAAACAAAAGGTCAGAGGGCTCAGGGTACGGCAACGCCGTCCTACTCTTTGGGTAATAGACGATCTGGAGACGCCCGACACCATATCGAACCCCAAGCGTATGTCTCGACAGGCAAGGCACATAGAGGCTGACGTAATGGGAACTATGGTAGACGACAGACGACGAATTCTGTATGCAAACAATAAGTTTGCGAGGGTAATGACGCAGACTATGCTGCAGGAACGACACCCGGAGTGGAAAGTATTCCAGGTAAAGGCATATAACAAGGTGACGTATGAGCCCGCTTGGAAGGCTCGTTACGATGCAGATTTCTATCGGCAACAAGAGAAAGATATGGGTGTAGTAGCTGCCTATGCGGAATATAACCACGAACATAAGATAGAGGGTAAAATATTCTCAGAGGAACAGATACAATGGACGGATTTGCCCGATTTGCCCGAATTTAAGATGATAGTTGCCCATTGGGATATTGCCTATGCGGGCAACGAGACATCGGACTATAACGCTATAAAAGTCTGGGGACTAAAGGACAGAAACTTTTATCTGATTGATTGTTATGTAAAACAGAGTAAAATGCTTCCTGCGGTAATGTGGCTTGCCGACTTCAAGAAGTCGCTGCCCGAAGGTGTAAACTTTATAGCTCAATACGAGAGCCAGTTTTGGAACGGTGAAGTACAACGTAGTATCGACGACGCAGAGGAGACGGCGGGCATCTACCTAAATCTTATGAAGTGTCAGACGCCGAAGACCAACAAGCTGGGTAGGATGATAACAATGCAGCCGTATTACCAAAACAGCCGTATATATTACAACGCCAAGCTCAAGTCTCATAATGACACACAGGTGGGCATAATACAGCTATGTGCCGTCGAGGAGGGCAGCACAGAACACGACGACTCCCCCGATGCAGACCAGCAAGCTTTGGCAGTGCTCGACAAATACGATACACCGGTAAAAAAGGTATCGGGCGAAAAGAGTTGGCGTGTAGGAAAATTCAAACATAAATATGAGTGGTAAATAAGGCTTTATGAGGTACATAGAGAGAGAAGACCTGACGGCAGTGATACAAGGCAGGCTATTGGACGAGAGTATAGCCGAAGCCCCTGTCGATATATTAGACAAGCTGGAACACAGTGCAATAGTGTTTGTGGGGTCGTATATATCGGGACGGTACGACTGCCCTAAGATATTCGGCAGTCCTGTGCTAAGACACGAGTTGCTTGTGCAGGTAATGTCTATGATAGTATGTTATCGTGCGGTAAGACGCAATGCGGCACGTAAGGTACCGGACGACTATTTGGCTCTGTATCGTGAAGCTCTCGAGATATTAGCTAATATACAGAAAGGTAGTCAACGACTCAACGGACTACCCGAAATAACGGGCGAAAGCGGTACAAGCGGAAGCCTGATGTATGGAAGCAACCGCAATCCCGACTTCTTTATTTAGGGGATTTGTGAAAAGGTTTTACGAAAAGCTCCGTAAACAGATAATGAGCCGTCGATAGTGTGGCTAAGATAATGTATATAATCAACGGAACGCTTATAGCCCCGATGATTACCATAAGAACGATTTCGAAAATAGTAGGCTTCATAGTAGTATTATTTTGAGGCAAAGGTACAAAATAATTTTTGAATACAACAACAGATGTCGAGTAAAGTAACGCAATGGGTTTTGGAGTTTGTCGACAAGATAAGCTCTCCGATGAAACAGGTCGACGGAAGCGTAAAAAAAGCTACCGAAGGGGCAACTAAGTTCGGCGACTGTCTCAGGCGTATCAACGCCATTAACTGGCAGGCAACACGCATGGGAGTAGAAGCCCTCAAAAGTGGCTTCGGAGAGATGTCGCAGGTGGGGGCCAACTTCGATGCGTCGATGCGACAGGTGTCGGCGATCACAGGCGTTACGGGAAAAGAACTCGATAAGCTCGGCGACCAGGCTCGACAGCTGGCTAAGGAGTTCGGCAGCTCAGCAACGAACAATATGGAGGTATTCCAGACAGTTCTCTCGCGATTGGGACCGCAGATAGGCGATAATGCCGAAGCCTTGGGTAATATGGGAAAATACGCCAATACTCTATCCAAGACGATGGGGGGAGATGTTACAGGAGCTGTAGATGCACTGACGACATCGTTGTTACAGTTCCAGGTAGACCTGAATGATCCTATCGCCGCCGCAAAAGAGATGGAGAATATGATGAACGTAATAGCCGCAGGAGCCAAGTATGGGGCAGCGGAAGTGCCGCAGATAAGTGCAGCTATCGAGCAGGCGGGCGGAGCCGCT